AAAAGTTGAAACACTTCCAGGTGGTACTAACCTAGGAGAGATTGATGACTTACGATACTTTACTAATAAGCTGGTACGCGGATTACGTATCCCAAGTTCGTACCTACCAACTGGAGCAGATGATTCAGCTTCACAGTATAATGACGGACGTGTGGGCACAGCATACATACAAGAATTACGCTTCAACAATTATTGCGAACGTTTGCAAAGTATGATCACTGAGCAATTTAATGCAGAATTTAAATTGTACCTAACACAAAAAGGTGTTAACATTGATGTTGCAATGTTTGATCTTAAATTACAACCACCACAGAACTTTGCAAGTTATAGACAGGCTGAACTTGATAGTAATAGAATTAGTACATTTACTACAATGCAACAAGTTCCGTTTATATCAAACCGTTTTGCTATGAGTCGCTTCTTAGGATTGAGCAAAGAAGAGATTGCAGAAAACGAACGTATGTGGCGTGAAGAAAACGACGAGTACTTTACAGTTGGCAGTGCAGACGCAGCGGCACAATTGCGTGATGCTGGAATTTCAGGCGCAGACATAGCAGACGATACTGACACTGCTATGGGAGACGAACTAGAAGGTGACGATGATATTGCACCTGGTGCAGATACAGGGGGAGATGTTGCAGGCGGAGCAGACGAGCCGTTTGGAACATAAATACTAACATGATACTACGTGAATTATATTATTTTGATAAACAAACAATGGAACCGGTTGAAGATAACCGATACAACGCAGAAGATGATTCTAGCGTAGTAAGTCTAGGCGATACAAGAAAAACACGTTTAACTTTACGAGATATTAATAAAGCTAGACGTGCAGAAGAATCGCACAATAAAGAAGCAACTATTGATTTAAATTACATTAGAGCAATGTACGGAATAGCTGCCCAGGGCGGCGACGAAGTAGTGTAAGGAATTACCTTGGCTAAAGAATATGTTCCTGGTGAAACAAAAGAACAGCGTAAAATTCGCAAAGCTAAAGAAAAAGGAATTACTTTAAAAGACAAAGTAAAAATCACCTCTCCGGTAATTGCTCCTCCAAAACCTGCGCCAACACCTGCACCAATAGATCAAATAACTAAAAAAATTACAACTCCTTATCCAACTAAACCAATTGCATTTGTGCTAGGAAACGGCACAAGTAGGACTAGTATTGATCCAAATGTTCTTGTTGGTAAAGGAACTATATACGGCTGTAATGCATTGTATAGAAGTTTCTCTCCGGACTATTTAATTGCAGTTGATACAAAAATGATTAGAGAAATTAGTAATGCAGGGTACCAATTAACAAACAGTGTTTGGACAAATACTAATAAATTTTCACGAGAAATACATAAAATAAATCTATTTAATCCTAATTTAGGATGGAGTAGTGGACCTACTGCACTTAACTTTGCTAGTCAAAACGGATCTGAAACAATATACGTTTTAGGTTTTGACTATCAAGGAATAGGAAGAAAACAAGAATTAGTAAACAATATGTATGCAGGTACAGAAAACTATAAAAATGTCAATGACCGTGCAACTTATTTTGGAAATTGGCAAAGACAGACTTCTATGGTAATAAAACGAAACCCTCGAACGAGATATATAAGAGTAGTAGAAACAGAAAACTGTTTTATTCCAGATAGCTTGTTAGGATTAGAAAATTTACAACATATTACAATAGAAAAATTTAAAAATATACTAAATATTTCGTAGGTGCGTAAGAATGGGCTAGTTTTAGCCTATTTCTACGTACTTTTTTTAATTATGAGTAAATATAATAGACAGCCTTGATAACAAGTTACAAAGGAGATTAACAATGACTGATCGCGCAAAGTTTGAAGAAATGCTAGAGCGCCTTATCGCAGAAGATAAAGCCGGAGCAGAAGAACTATTCCATGAAATCGTAGTGGAAAAATCACGTAAAATTTATACTGACATTTTAGAGTCAGAAGAAGAAATTGAAGAATCAGATGATGAAGATCTAGATGAATCAGACGACGAAGACCTAGATGAATCAGATGATGATGATCTAGAAGAGTCAGATGACGAAGACCTAGATGAATCAGACGATGAAGATCTAGAAGAGTCAGCAGACGAAGATCTAGACGAGATGTTTGGTCTAGACACCATGGAAGCAGATCCAATGGCAGACATGGGCGGCGACCCAACTGACGATATGATGAACGATATTGCAGTCGACGGCGAAGAAGGCGACGACGAAGAAGGCGACGGCCCAGAAGAAGCAATGTCAAACCTAGAAGACGCACTCGAAGCACTCAAAGCAGAATTTGAAGCAATGATGGGCGGCGAAGGCGACGAAGAAGGCGCTGACGACGAAGAAGGCGAAGAAGAGCCTGAAATGGATATGGACGACGAAGGCGAAGAGCCAGAAGCAGAATCATTCCAAGCAACAATTACTCCAGTAGAATCAAAAGTTGCAAAAACAGCAGGCGAGCAAATGCGTGAGTACGTAGAAAAAGTATCACCAAAAATGGGCGATAATGGCGCAAATGCAAAATCAGTAGTAGCTGGCAAAAACGACATGGGCGGCTCAACTGCTAACCTAGTCAAAGGCGGCACAGCTGACGAAAAAGGAACAGCTGGTGGTTTAGCAAGTAACAAACCACAAGTAATGAATACCAAGAACGTAAACGTTGTTGGTGCGAAGGGCGCGACAAAGATGTCAAGCCAACCTGGTCACGGCGCTGAGAAAAAGGGCAAACCAGAGAATGCTGCCGGTAAGAAATCTATCGTTGGCAAATAAGTAAGGACTAACTGATGAATTTACTAAGTGAAAACTTGAGTTTCGATAAAGCTAAGATGGTTGTTGAGTCTGCTAACGAAGGCAAAGACCTTTATATGAAAGGCATTTGCATTCAAGGCGGAGTACGCAACGCTAACCAGCGTGTTTATCCCGTAAACGAGATTAGCAGGGCTGTCACCACGCTCAACGAGCAGATAGCTGAAGGTTACTCACCGTTAGGCGAAGTAGATCATCCTGAGGGACTTAATATTAACCTAGATCGTGTTTGTTTAATGATACAGTCAATGTGGATGGACGGACCAAACGGTTATGGTAAACTAAAGGTACTACCAACACCGATGGGACAACTAGTTAAAACAATGCTTGAAGCAGGTGTTAAACTAGGTGTTTCATCGCGTGGTAGTGGCGAAGTTGATGCTCAAGGAAACGTCAACGGATTTGAAATAATTACTGTGGACGTTGTGGCTCAGCCTAGCGCCCCTGGTGCGTATCCTACACCAATTTACGAACAGATGATGAACGAAAGAGGTGGATACAAGGCAATTCTTACTTCGAAAGAAGTCCAAGGCGACAAACAGGCACAAAAATATATTGCAGAGAGCTTATTAAACATAATAAGCAGGCTCCAATAAAAGGAGAAAGATAATGGAAGCACTTAAAGCCCTTTTAGAAAGCGATGCAATTTCTGAAGCAATGAAAACTGAACTCGAAGAAGCATGGAATAGTAAAGTTAAAGAAAATAAACTTGCTATGACTGCTGAACTTCGTGAAGAGTTTGCAAACAAATATGAGCACGATAAAAGTGTCATGGTTGAAGCAATTGATTCTCTAGTTGGCGAAAGACTAGCAGAAGAGATGGCTGAATTTCATGAAGATCGTAAACAACTTGCTGAACAAAAAGCAAAGTATGCGATGGCAATGAAAACAAATGCAAATTTAATGGCTAATTTCGTAAAAGAATCATTAGTCAAAGAAGTATCAGAATTACACGAAGATCAAAAAGCAATGGCAAGTAAATTTGCTGTGCTTGAAGATTTTGTTGTAGAACAACTTGCTAAAGAACTTGCAGAGTTTAATGAAGACAAGAAAGACTTAGCCGAAACAAAAGTACGTTTAGTACGTGAAGGCAAAGCACACTTTGAAAAAGTTAAATCTAACTTTATCAAAAGAAGCGTAACAGCAATATCGGAAACAGTTAATTCAGCACTACGTGGTGAAATCAAACAACTTAAAGAAGATATTGATACAGCAAGAAGAAATGATTTTGGTCGTAAGATATTCGAAGCATTCGCAAACGAATACATGGGTTCACACCTAAATGAATCATCTGAGACTAAAAAATTATTAAATGTTCTTGAAGCAAAAGACAAGCAACTTGCAGAAGCCAAAGCTCTTGCAGTTAAAGCAAAAACAATTGCCGAATCAAAAGACGCAGAAGTTAAGCGTTTAGTAGAATCAAGAGAACGAGCAAAAATTATGAATAACCTTGTTGGCCCTTTAAGCATTGGCCAAAAAGAAATCATGACAGACTTACTGGAATCGGTACAAACTGGTCGCCTACAAGCACAGTTTGACAAATACCTGCCAGCGGTTATCAACGGTAACACTCCAGCGAAGCAAAAGGCAAACCTCACTGAGGCAAAAGAAATCACAGGCAACAAAGAAAAATCAAGTTCGATTATAGCAGACGCAGATCAAAATGTATTTAACATTAAGCGTTTAGCTGGTTTAAATTAAGGAGAAAACTATGTCAGAACTACTAGAAAGTCGCTGGAACGAAACAAAGAGTGCATTAACTGAAGGTCTAAGCGGTACTAAAAAAGCTGTTATGGAAACAACACTTGAAAACACTCGTCGTTATCTAGCAGAAACAGCGTCAGCCGGCGGAACATCAGCTGGTAACGTAGCAACTCTTAACAGAGTTATTTTACCAGTTATTCGTCGTGTAATGCCAACGGTTATTGCAAACGAACTAGTCGGCGTTCAGCCAATGACTGGTCCAGTTGGTCAAATTCACACACTACGTGTGCGTTACTCAGACACAGCTGGCACAGGCGTTGCAGGAGCAACAGCTGGTGAAGAAGCACTAAGCCCATTCAAAATTGCAGAAGCATACTCGGGTGCAGACGCAACTAAAGGTGGCGTTAACACCGGTGTAGGTACAGCAACTTCAACACTTGAAGGCGCAGCGGGTAACCGTTTGTCAATTCAGATCTTGAAGCAAACTGTTGAAGCAAAATCACGCAAGCTATCAGCTCGCTGGACTTTTGAAGCAGCACAAGATGCGCAGTCACAGCACG